CCTGTGAGTGAAGTTAGTTCGGCTTCAACTACCCATTCTTTGTTAAAAATCACCTGTGACATGGTTCACCTCAGGTAACCGGCACGAGTATAAAAGTGCCGGTGTTGTGACGTTGATAAATCGTTATCAGGAAGCCTGCCCGGGTAGGGATCGCAACCTGCGCATCCCGGTCATTGCCGTGGCCACGTAACTCGCCTTCCGGTTTACCACCTCAACCCAGACCTTCACGCCTTCCACTTTCACCGTATAGGTCTCTTTCATCTTGCTTCGACCGTAATCGCCGTAACGTTGCTGGTGGGTAGCAAGAGCGATGTCGCATGCCTGACGCGCTAACGGGGATTGCTGGTTACCTCGGTTAATCAGTCGCATGGTCACCCCACTCAACAACAGGTATTGCCAGGTCTATCGACCACGAAATGAGTTCGCACTCCTCTGGGCTATGGCATTCCCCATACACGTAGTATTTGGCTCCCTCTCGACCCTTTGCTGGATCGAGAATTTCAACCATAAGACCTTTCTTTACCGCCACCAGAATTTGATGCAGACCACCAACGATATTCAGTGATGGAACTGTGAGGAAATAAACAAAATCAGGGAGAAGCTCAGCCTTCTTCGGGTGCCCATAGAAATACGGAATGTTGTAATGATCCAGGGCATCATCAAGCCATGCTTCCTTGCTGTGAAATTTGTCATGCCATTGAGCGACAACTTCATTCACCGGCTGACCTGATATCATTGCAATACAAGCAGACATGCAGGAATTGTGGGTCGGTTGTTGCTGGTGTTTAAGGCTCATGCTGCACCACCTTCAATGCGTTTGAACTCGATGACCCACACCCACGGATTAGCTTGCCAGCTGTCATCGCCGTATATGGATTCCCAAAGACGCTGGAAAGCAACCTTAGCTGTAGCGAAGTCGCCGGCTGGCGTCAGGTATGTGTCGGGATAATCAGGCAGCAACTCGCCTGCTGGCTGAACGCCATCAGCCCGCGCATCCCCTTCACTGATGCTGTTCAGCCTCTCAACACGAACGCCGGTAACCTCCAGCAGAATGCGACATGCTGCGCGTGGCATGTGGATAGATGGTTTCCAGCACGAACGGCCATCTTCATAGCCATCGTCATCACCCCAGGTAAAATCCCCATCTGCTGCGTAAATAGCGTGACCAGAGTAGTAACCATTACCAAACGGCATTTCGTGAATGGCAGTGGCGGGACGGTCAGGACTCCATGGCTGAATGCGACCATCTTCATCCAGTTCATGGCTCACTACACCCCACGTCTCCCGCACCCAGATGCGATCGCCAACCAGACCGAATGGACAATTACTGGCAAGACTGTGCCCTGGAATTGCAGGAACAGATTTCATGCTCTGTACCCATCCAGCACCGTATACCTCATAAAAACTACCATTGAGGACAGGCTGTACCTTCATAATCCTGCGCGTCTGCGTCTTCCGGCCGTCGAGGATGGCGCGCACCATCTCGCCATTAAAAATCATTCCGCGCTCTTTCATCGCTCAACTCCTGTCGTCATGGATGCAACATGTAGCCTTTTAACCTCGCGAATAAGGGACTTAACGCGTCTCTTTTCATGGAAAAGCCTGCCATAAAGATCTTTTCGCATATCGTCGTACTTGATCACCTTTTCATAATCCCAATACGGATAAACGCACCCGGTGTAAGATTCACGCAAGGTCTGAAAATCATCAGCTGTTATGACCGTTCCGCCGAAGAATACGTAGCACTTCTTGAGCGACGCCAGATCACATGTGGTTACATCCTGGTACCCTGGTAACCCTCCAGACCACCAGTGATCCTTCACCTTCCTCTGGCTTCCGTCCTTCATATTTAGCGTCATTTCACTTCCTGCGAACGCTTTGAAGGCTTCACTTGCTGGCGAATAAAAGAGGGCGCATTTAAAGGGCCCGTCACTACCGATTAAATCTCTTCCAGATTCTTCATAGATAAAATGGAGTGGACGATTCAACACTAGGGCTTCGCTGTTATTCATATGAATAACAGCGACGACTTTGAGTTCTTCATTCTGCAATTTAGTCATGTCGTTACCGGGAGGGCGTACCCTCCCGCCTCCCTTAGCCCACGTATTCCGGTTTCATGTCGTCCAGGGTGATACGGTACTGATCGTGCAGTTCGTCGCCCAGGTGACGCTTCGCCGCCAGGAGCACTTTTTCGACTTCTTCGAATCGTGCTTTTGCATCTTCAGCACCCGGTTGTGGCAGGCCATTGATTGCCGTATCAACCTTGTTTTTCGCATTCAACAAGTGGTACCGGCGCGTGGCCTTGTTTTTCAACTCGGTATGCAGGGCAGCCCCCAGGACTGATTTAGAAGCATTGATGTCATTTCCAACGGCTGTGGCATCATCGAGAGTTTCTGCAGCATCAATGCGGTCGCGAAAATCGTCGGCCATAACATCGATATTGGCAGCCGACTCCTGCGCACTTTGCGTGGTTGTGACGGTGTCACCTGCAATTTCAGCCATGCTCATGCGTTGCGGTGCCGGGTTAATCTCCTTCTCAGTACGCTGCTCAACTTCATCAGGGGTGTACACACCCAGAACAACCGCAGGGCAGTACAGGCGCGCCCAATATTTTAGGGCCAAATAAGCGATCTGCTGTTTCGGATTAGACACCCACAGTGGCGAGTTACGCGTGATTACGCTGGACAGTAAGACCGGCTCTCCCCAGGTGATTTCACTTTCACCGCGAATTACAGCGCCAACCCGAACGGAAAGCCCTTGCTCATCGGCGCTATCCCATCCGCGCACCATTTCTTTCTTGTCGTACGTCCCGCCGCCTTTTGCAGACTTCTTAACGATTTCCTCGCGGCTGCTGGCGCATTTTGACCAGTCACCCTCATACTCATAGTGAAAGCGCCCAACGATGGCGTTGGAGCTGGAGATCACTGCGTTTACCAGCTGAGCCTCATAGCCCAGGACACCGTTAACCAGGTGTGTTTTCTGCGCCACGGCGTACGGGTTCATACCCCACTGCATAGCCTGCATGATGATAGCCATGCAGTCGGCTGGATTGCCGCGGAGGTGCTCAGGTACCGTTACAGCTGCCTGCGCCATTAACCCAGCAACAGCCTGAAGCTGAGTTAAGGCCTGTACGTTGAAAATCGCGTTACTGGCAGAAATGGTGTTTGGTGCCTGTTGCTCAGTGGTAACAATGTTTGTGTTTTCCATGATCGTTCCCCTTATGCCTGAGTACGCAGCGCTTCAAGGCGGCGCAGATCGAAGTCGTTAAGTTCGTCGGTGTAGTCGTCGGTGATAGGCGCTGGCCATTCGCCAGTGTCAAAACCGTTCGCTATCGCGCGCATTGCTTTGCGGTATTCCAGCATGCCGAGTTCCAGCAATTCCTCGGATGCCTCGATAATGGCGATCCAGTGGTAGTTCTCGTCTTTGTTGACGAAAATCCAGAAGAACTGGTCAAGCGCCGCAGTTTCGCAGTACATGGCCGCGCTCAGGTGATAATCCCGTTCTGTTATTTCCCGATGCAGTTTGGCGCGCAGGCCGTCCTGCTTAACGTTCCACATGCTGATGGTTTTCAGGTCGGCACCGATACGCACGCCGTCCAGGTCGATTTCAAGATCCGGGCGAACGCGGACTTCAAGACCTGTTTCCTCATCGAAGCCAAAGTAGCTGACCTCAACTGCGCGGCTTGGGTGGGTCAGCAGTTTCCCAGCGGTAGGGTGCTGGAGCAGTGCTGACTGAATGGCCAGCGCAGTGCTTAGCTGCTGACGGGTAACCAGCACTTTTCCTTCCGGGTTGTCGCGCCACGCATCGAGCAGTTCGTCGGCGAAGACGGCGTCCGGATTAACAGACTTCACGGCCTGAATCAGATCTGCTTTGGTACCGGAAACTTTCAACGGTTGAGGCTTCTGCGCTTCCTGCGCCACCAGGTCAGGATTGATGATTGCCAACTGCTCGAGTAACGCATCACGGCTACCACTGGTTTTCACCTGTGCAGGCAGAGTGGCGTTGTATTCCTTGATGCAGGCTTTCATCGCCGCTGCGGTCTGCTTCTGATCCGCTTCGATACGCTGGTACTCTTCGGGCAGAGACATATAGCTCTGGCCGGTTTCCTCGGCTGAACCACCCAGCGGCACCTGTGCAGGCAGAGTGGCGTTGTATTCCTCTAGCAAAGCCTTGATATCGTCTCCGCTCAGTTGCGCTGGCAGGCTGGCGTTGTACTCATCAATAAACGCGCGGATCGTTGCCGTGGTGGTAAATGCGCCTTCCGGAATTACAGGTTCAACGCTAAATTCTGCATCCAGCAGTTCAGGTTGCAGTGCGAGCGCATGCACCAGGTTGCCCATGTCCAGCACCGGAGAGCGTTCTTTGGTGATGGTTTTCTCAACGTGGCGCGCATTGAAGTACATCAGCGAAACGCGCGCATCTTTCACCTGGGTTGAGCTGATGCCGTTGGCGGCGTGGTAAACCTCGTTTGGCAGTCCTTCATAACGGCCAGGCTCGAAGTATTCCGGCCACGCTTGTTCTGGTTCGCTCTGTTGCGTTTCTGGCGTACTTTGCTGTACTTCCGGCACGGAATGGTTTACAGAATCACTGTTTTGGGTGACAGAATCGGAATTCTGGTTTACATCATCGACAACCTTGCTCGCGAGGTTCGGCGCGCCAGCGGCAAGAATCTCAGCAGCAGATTGCTCTACGGCAGTTGTTTCTTCACCAGCTCCAGCATCGCTTTTGTCTGAGTGCATAACTTTTTCGCCCGACAACAGCGCATCATCAGCCTGTTCTTCATTACCGATATTGTTTTGAACCTGCACATTGCTGGTGGTCTCCGCTTCCTGTTTTTCCTCTTCATTTGAGGCTGTTTTTATCCATTTCGGATCGGCGGGGTCACTAATACCTTCGACGTATTCGCCGCGGCTGGCAGCCAGAATTTTTCCCACATCTTCAGTGGTTGGCTCTTCGACCTTAGCTGCCATCGGCATTGGCATTGATGAGCGACCGCATGCGATATCAACCACCAATTCGTCAGGATGGGCGTGATCGGTTTCAGTCATGACGCGATTCAGGTGTTCGCGATGGCGGAATGGGGATTTATACAACCCTTCAGGAGTGGTCTTTACTGTTGCGATATTACAGGCTCGGGAGTAGCCCATTCCTCCTGGCATTTCGTCAAACAGTTTGCTGGTAGCCAGGAACTCGTCCAGAACATCATCTTCACCAGTCCAGTTGAGATTCATGATGGCATTGGCCTTCACATCAATCTCAAGCGGTGGGGAGTAAATATCAAACTCAAGCAGACGCGCCAGCAGACCCATCGCTAATTCGTAATCGCGGCCTGTTTTTGTGAGTGGCGTCAGTCGGTCAGTTTTATTACCGCCGCCAGCGTTCGCACCGGAAGGGGTACGATTAATCGTGCTAACCCGATTACCCTTAACCCATTCTTTTACCAGCAGGCCGCGATCAATATGCTCTGTACAAAACCAGGCCTTGAAGAACTGGATGATGAGTGATAGCTCAGTACGTTTTCCTTCTACCGGAAAAACGGTTTTCAGCGCGGAAATCACTCTGGAAATATCGATCTCCGGTGCTGTCTTAAAAGGTTCAACATTCTCAGCAGCCAGGATCATGTTCTGCACGTAGCTGTTATCAACATCCATTTCGAGCTGTTGAATAACTTTCTTCTGATCAGTATCGATGTGGTATGCGTATTCATCGGAAATGAACTGAGCAAGAATGCGCTGGCGCAGGGGGAGGGTTGCTATGGCAATCAGCACAGTTGTTGAAAGGGGGCTTTCACCCTTAACAACAATTTCTGGCTCTTTATCAAAAAGCCATTTTTGAAGGGTGGTGGTTCTGGTTTCAGGCGCGCTGACCCATTCAGTCATAAACTCTTCGAATGAACTGACGGTATAAACCTGATCGCGCTGGAACACTTGTTTAATTGCACTCACCAGGTTCCACTCAACATGGGCGGAAAGCTCCCTGATATCAGTAACGTTAGCTACTGCCAGTAACATATTCTGCACGTACTGGTTGCTATCATCGTTTTCCATCTGCCCGATCTGGATGTGCTGCTCTTCGCTGATTTCCTTTTCTTCAGTGTCATTAATCAGGTGCGCGATGAGGCGTTGCGGGAGGCGCAGTCGCGATACTGGGCGGAGTAATGCCGGTTTTACTTCCTCTGTACTGTTGCCTTCGCCAGTCATAACATCAGACTTCCCGGCATCATCCTGCTGTTTGTCACCCGCCGGCAGTTTAATTTTCCAGGTACGCTGGTCTTCGTCCAGCTCGTAGCGTTTGCACCATGAATAATCCACGGTGCTTTCATCAGGAAGGTCGTTATACACTGGAAAATCGGTACGAACCGGTTTGGTGTAATCTTTACCACGTCCGGTTTCAATACCGGCATCTTCCAGCTCAACATCGAGCTGCAGGTTGGCACGGGCTTCTGATTTAGCAGTGAACCAAATCACTGCATCTTCTTTTCCGGATTTCTGCGTAGCTTTTACTACATAGAAAAATTCCATGTGAGATCCTCTTTTTGGATGTAAGATCCCCGGGCTAGAGATAGCGCCCATCGGGTATATTTTTGGTTTGGTAAAAATGTCCGGTTCGCTTTGGTCGGTGAGACCGGACAGGGCAGGCCCACCTCGTGTGGGCTTTTTCTTAATGAAAAATGGAGATCGCCTCTTCCATAAAATCGCGTTTATATTGGCGATAATTACCCAGTCCTTTCTTATTGCCTTCGCTGATTTTCACGGCCAGCATGGAGATTTCCGTGACAGCACAATGCGGGCAATTGAACTTTCCGAGCACATAGCCACCATCAAGAACGACGGTGGTTTTACCGTCTTCGGTGGTGTGGATGACGCCTGAGACTTTCTTCTCACAGTTGAACACGGCGACTTCTTTATTTACTTCTTTCAGGTTTAATTCGACTTTTACGATTTCCATAAAACTGCTCCTGTTGGTTTATTCAGGGTGTAAGGATCCACGCCAGATAAATGGCGAATTTTTCATTTCATATTTCAGGGCTACTAATTAACTTTCGTGCGCCATCTGGTCATATTCGGCGCATTGATTCGAGCAATATTCTTTTTCTTTGCGCGCCAGCTGGTTGCCGTGGCGATAGAACAGAGTGCTTTTTACTTCTTTTCCTTCTTCAACCGGTTTGCGGCAATAACCGCATTCTTTCTGCATCCCATCCCCCTTTAATGTGATGACAGGTCACCGTTATGAGTGATTTGCTTAACTGGCCAGCATTCCCCGTTAACCTGTTGTTCGTCGGCTGCGGCCTGGCATTCCTGCTGGCTGTCGTAAACGCCAAGAACAACATCCTGATAATCACCGTTCGTCATGGCGATCGTTAATACCAGAGCAAACAGCGTTCCCATTAGTGCGTCCCCGCCGGTACTAAGTTAGGTTCAATTGCATGGGAGCTGTAAGGTCGACGAATGTGGCGAAGGTTTCCCTGAGGTTCGTGCCAGTATGTGTTGTCGCGGTAATCGAATGACACCAGCCATGCTGCTCCTGTGCGGTGGTTGCGCATTGATACTGGGCGACCGTTTTTTGGTACTTCCTGGTTAGTTTGCATTTTATCCTCCCGGTCTTTCCCGGCGTCAGAACTGAGTTTTAAACCTGCTGCGCGTTAACTTCTCCACCTCATCCCGGTCTTCGTATGCGCCGGGCCGCTACTTCGTGGGCGTCCTGCCTGGGTGGTCGTGTTGCGATGGAGTAAGTAAAACACTGCTTTACTTTTAAGTCAAGCTAGAGTGAATTAAAATGTAAAGTAATGCTGTACTGAGGGCGAGAGTTATGCAGATTAGTGCTGTGGGCATCGGTTGAATATGTGTATGATTAAAAAAACATCAGAGAGGTGACTTGTGGATCGTAACGAACTGGAAGAAGACCGCGCGGCGTTCATTGCTGGCGAGATTGGTGGGGCAGTTGTCGAATTGATAATTAGCGGAGTAGTGATAAGTAGAGATGCGATTGTTGATAGCCTGGAGGCTAAGCGCAAGGCTGTAGGCAACGTGATCCACAAAGGCATTTTGCGAGACGCGGCAGCTATGGTTGGAAAAGGGCATTAAAAAACCCGGGCGGCGGACGGGTTGGAAGATTAATTTGGCTACTGCAATAGCCAGAGATACCGATCATTGCGGCTGCCAGCTATTCTGTTTGTGATATCCGCAAACAGCTACTAGGTGTCACCCTTAATCCTGCGCCCCATATACTTGGCATACAACTCATCAAGCTCCTTCAGACGCAGAGATATGATCCGCAATATGTTCTGCTGTTCTTCTTCATCTGGCAACTGCCGATAGAGTTCCAAAAGTCGCTGCTCGTCAGGCTTCAGTCCGTCTTTTTCACCAACATCCTCACCGAGTAGCCAAGGGACAGATACACCTGCAGCATCAGCCAAAGCCAGTGCGGATTCTTTGCTAATTCTCCCTGTTTTGAACCAACCAGAAACAGCTTGTTTGCTGACACCAGCTATCTTGGCCATTTCGGTTTTCGAAAAGCCTTTCACGTTCAGTTCTGTAAGCCTGGCAACCAGACCATTCATCGGTTTGTTTTCGCTCATATCCGCATTGTAAATGTTTGCTTTACTTCTTGATAGGCATGCATCAATTGACTTGTTAGTAAATTGATGCTTTACTTTGCCTCATCTAAGGAGGTCTTATGACTGGTATTGAAAACGCAATTCGTACGTTTGGCTCAGCAAGCGCTCTTGGGGTAGCAATCGGTGTATCAAAAATGGCTGTCTCTTTATGGCGGAAAAATGGAGTGCCTGCCGATCGTGTTTTATCAATTTTCAACGCAACCGGCGTTACTCCGCACGAATTGCGCCCTGATCTGTATCCAAACCCCACGGATGGATTACCGAAGCAGGAAGCGAGGGCGTAACCGTGCATTCAATTTCATTTCAACAAAATACCGGGTTTACACCCGCAGCGATGATAAATCGCAATCACCTCAATCGACCCGATACGCATGAACAGATCCGCGA